CTTGCATCGCCGGATACCCGTGCATTGCCGTATACCCTTGCATCGCCGTATACCCTTGCATCGCCGGATACCCATGCATCGCCGTATACCCATGCATTGCCGGATACCCATGCATCGCCGGATACCCATGCATTGCCGTATACCCTTGCATCGCCGGATACCCATGCATTGCCGGATACCCATGCATCGCCGGATACCCATGCATCGCTGTCTTGATCGAGGTTATCTTCTTTGGCTATCCAGCCGCCGAGGTCGCCCTCGTCTACATCGTGCAGCGGAATGTCACGCATCGCTTTGATCTGATAGAGCGTGACGCCGAAGACCACTTTGGTCGTTTCGGTCAGGATATATTTTTTAGACAAGGAAAACCCTCCTATTAGATGAAGTACGTTTTGGTGTTGCCCCTTCGCAGCGGATGCGCTACAATGGAAGTGGAAAATTGGGTTTTGATATAACGATCAGCTGCCGTGCAGGGCGGCTTTTTCGTTTTCACCGTAACATCGCGCATTGTGCTCACTCCTCGATATTGCTAATCGTTATGTCTAACTCAGCGCCGCACTCGAAGCAGTCCCCGAAATACGTGTTGCTGCCCGTTCCTTCGTCGTCGCCTAACCGCTTACCGCAACGTGGGCAAAAGTTTACGTATCCTCGCTTCCATCCTTCTGCTGTTGCCACCGCCAGGGTTACGTACGTTTTCAGGCTCGATTGCACGTCTTTCGGAAGTACGTGCTCTTCAACGTCTACCTCAGCCCGTTTAAGCGTTACCGCCCCCTTAGTTTCGGCCGTTATTGTTAGCCCGGCTCCGGTCTGTGCAATCGTGCGGTATATCATCTTCAGTTCTTTTGCCATTTTTCTTATCACCTCCCCGTCATGGTATAAAGCAGCCGATCCAGCCTTACCGTATCCCGGCGCAGCTCGCGCATTTTGTACCGCAGCTCAGATAAGTCTGTACTGCAATCCCATGTGGATCGCTTTAGATTGCCGTTTTGCAGCAGATCGATGATGCGCTGGCATTCGGCGGCTACGAGCATTTTCGCGGTTTGGACGTCGTCCATTTTGGTTGTCACCTCCCCATAAATTTGTCGTATTCCTTGCTCAGTTTGCTTAACCAAGCCCAGTCCTTGCCGATCCGCGCCGCATACAGCAGATTCATGATGCGTGCCAGTTTTAGCGCCTTGGCGATCACGTACCGGCGGCACTCGTCGTACTCGACGGCCTCGATCTTCCGCAGCGGTCGCAGCTTGCCGATGATGACCAATTCGATCAGCCTGTTCTCCACGGCGTTCACGACGCACTCTCCGCCGCCGCCAAGTGCTTGACAGCTTCCCATGCGGCGCGACCGTCTTCGTAGCCATCAATCGTCGACAAATCTTCGCCATCAAAACCAGCTATAAAACCACGGATGTATGAGCCGCTGAGTTCCAAACCTTCTCGTAAAAGAGATGTAGGATGTTCCGCTTGCTCAACATCTGCAAACCCATTTTCAACCCGCGAAGCATATACAGCGGTCAGCCCGCAACCGCATTTACGGCCGTCTCGGATCTCGCACCATTCTTCTCGAATCGGTATCATGTCTTGATCAAGGTACGCTTTCAACGCTATTTCCGGCGTTATTCGGTTCATGTTGTCAGCTCCTTTCGTGTTGTGCTGTGCATGAAACTATTTCAGGACGACTCTGTCTTCTTCATCTTCGTCCATGTCAACAATGCGAACGGGAGCGCTCATTCTGTCCATAGATATCCATACGATCGCGTCGTCGCGGTAGTTTTCTAATTCCTCACGCAATTCCTTGACTGTATAAGCCTGACTCATATCCACCCTCCTACCAACAGCCTTATCGCTACCAACCCAGCCACCAATATGCCAATCGCGGCGATATCCCGATACAGCTCCTCGTGCCGGCGCTCCGGGCGGACCCGGTATCCTTTGCCCGTGTGTTCGATGATCATGATGGTGTGGCCTCCAATCAACTGAATTTATCAATGACGCGATTATGCCCACGTGCACGGTGTAATGTTGTTGGTGGAGGGGTTAAGTTGTCCTTCATCTCGTTGATATGAGCCGGAATCCACGTAATCTTTTTGTTGCCTGCGCATTTGTGAGGATTAATATAATCCGGGTCGTAGTGCGTTTTATTTGCAAGAATGTTACTCATGTTTGCAAGACTCACATCGTATTTGTCGGCTAAGTATAAGTGCGAAGATTCAGGATTTGCGCAATACTCCGCGCGGGCGTCCTTGATCTGCTGCGCCGATAAGTGCTTGCGTTTTATCCTTTCCGGAGGCTTCTTCGTCATTGGGCAGCACCTCGCACTTTCCCAATCCAATCAAGCAAATCCGATTTCATGATTTTTCGAGAAGCACCTATTGTAAAGCTCTTGATCTCCCCGAACTGGCAGAGGTCATATACTCGTTGCCGAGCGATTCCGACATAGTCAGCTGCTTGTTGAGGCGACATGATATCAGGAAGATTCTCTAATGAAGTAACTTTTGTACGGCTCATGAAGCAACACCATCCGGATCGACCGTATTTTGAATCGCCATCTCTTTCACGATTGCAAAATAGATTTCTGTGAGCCTACCATCATCGAAAATGACATCCAGTTTGCTGACCCTATCAATCCTCGATTTCGCAACACCTTCCAGTGCCATCTTCTTTCTCTTGTTGGTCTGCCGAATTGCCAAATTACATTCAGCCCGGCTTTCCAAACGCTGATAACTGTCGGAGCGAACATCTTGATACGAGCTACCGCCGCCAAGCGACTGCGCGATTTTATTCAATATCGCCGTTACTTTCTTCCGACCATCTACTGCGTTTAATGAAAGGATTTCCGCAGTATCATCCAGTTTCTTCTCTACAGTCGCCAGCCGTTTTGCCTGCTCTGCCTGCTCCCGCTCGATATTGACTAAGTGAGCAATCGACGCTTGTAAAATTTCAAGTTGGGTTTGTGGAGGGCGTGAAAGCTCACGTTCCATTTCTTCGAAACGAGTGACGTATGCTGCTGTGAACAAAACGCCTTTTTCGCCGGTCATCTTGTTGGCAACCATGTCGCAGCCTTTACGTGTGAGGAGAAAAAGTCTGTATGGCTTTCCGGTACCTGCTTCATACGATCCCTCAACAAAGAATTGGTCAGAACGCAAATCTGCGTTTTGATCCAAGATGGCCTTGTAGCCGTCAATGTCCCGCAATAGGTCAGCATGTCGCTTTTCAGTCATTTCGGCCACTTCTCGGCTATCAACAAGTAGTTGCCCGTTTTGAGTGATGACGTTCAATTGGTGCATAGTTGAGATCCTCCTATTCATTTTTCAAAGAACTCAATTACTTATCGTAAAAGATCATCAAGATTGAGATCGAGAGCGCTAGCGAGTTTTATTAAGGTGTCTGTTGTTACGCTAGACTTCTCCCCTAGGCAGTAAACTGTAGACGATGAAACTCCACTTTTTTTTACAAGTTGATATCTGGTCCAACCTTTGTTCTCCATAGCCGCGATAATTTTAGCACCTACAGCATTTTTCACTTTGTTCACCTCCCGTCGAAATAATATTAACTCATATGAAATAATTATCTCAATAGCGATAATATCTCATATGAGTTAATATTTGGGCAAATACGCCCGATTATCTCGGTTGACATCCAATTATCTCACTCGCACAAGTTTTTTCTTGCATTTTTATTTCGTATGAGCTATTATTGTTTCAAGAAAATGAATTAATATTTTGGAGGAATTTACGGTGAACACCAATTCTCGTATAGGACAAAGAATTGAACAACTTTTAAAGAGCAAGAAAATTAACCGGTTAAGACTATCACGGGATACTGGAGTTCCGTATTCGACTATTACGCAAATTATTAACGGTCGAACTAAGGATCCTCAACTTAGTTCGCTTGAAAAAATTGCTGATTATTTTGAGGTGTCTGTCGATTATCTTCGTGGTGAATCAATTTTGGCTATCATTGAAAAAAGATTGTCTGAGCTAAACATGTCAGTCAAAGACCTCGTAAAATCCACCGATCTACCAGAAGGTTTTTTTCTTGGTATTGATACTCTAACTCCTGAGCCATGGGATTATGAGGATGGCGAGTTAATCGACAGAATAGCGAAAGCACTTAAAATGGACCCGCGAATATTGGCTAATGCTTACTCGCGCCAAGAGCCTCCAGCATATGATGGGCCACAAATCAGCGCTGAAGAAGCTTTTAAGGATGTCAATTTTGAAATTGACGAGCCTAAAACCGTCGCAGCTCATTTTGACGAAAAAGAGTTCACTCCTGAAGAATTGGAGGAGATTAAAGAGTACGCTAAGTATCTGAAATCAAAACGAAAGGGGTAGGTTCATGGGTCTACCACTGGAAAGCTTACTTGCGGAAGCAGAACGCGAAGGGGTAATCATCGCAGATCGGCGTTTTAAAGGGCGATACCGTGCCCTGTACATAGATGCAGTTATTACCATTAATACCCGTTTCCGACGAACACGCAAAAAACTGACCGAGTTGATCGCGGAAGAACTTGGACATCACTATACGAGCAGCGGAGATATATTAGATCAATCTGATATTCGTAAACGCAAGCAGGAATTGATTGCCCGTGCCTGGGCGTACAAAAGACTCATTCCCTTGTCGGGACTGATTAGCGCTTATTGCGATCGAATTTCTGGTCGCACAGATTTAGCCGATTATTTTGATGTAACCGAACGTTTTTTCCAAGCTGCTATAGATTTCTACAAGAGCAAATACGGCGTGTACAAGCTTTACGGAGATAGGCATTTAATTTATTTTGATCCTTTGGGTGTCGTTGAGTTACACCCCGACGTAATACGTATGAGAAAGTAACTCTTTGCGCTTCCTCAGCCGCAAGGCTGTTTACATACGCCCAAAACAGAACATACGTTCGAATAAGGAGGAATGTTGTCTTGCAAGGTTATTTCTATAAACCCCATTGCAAATGTGTAGACAGCAAAGGGGAAAGCAAAAAAACCAAGAAGTGTAATTGTAATGCAACCTGGTCTTATATGGTAGATATCGGAATCGACCCTCAAAACGGGAAGAGAAAGCAAAAAAAGAAAGGTGGGTTCAAAACTAAATCTGAAGCCCAAGATGCGGCGGCATTAGTAGTGGTCGAAGTAAACCAAGGCACATACGTGGAAGAGCAGGACATTACATTCGAGGAGTTTATTCAGACTTGGAAGGACATATACACAGGATCAGGTCGAACAAAAATAAGCACACACCGCGTGCGCGATCATGAGGTTGGCCGACTAATGCCTTATTTTAAAAAATTAAAAATGAAAACCATAACGCGAGATCAATACCAAGAAGCACTTAATCACCTCAAAGAAAATGGCAAGAAGGAAGGTGTTGGCTACGCTGATAATACACTCGACGGCGTGCACGGTACGGGTAGGGCGATATTTAAAAAAGCTGTTGAACTAGGTATCATTCGCAATGACCCGACGCAATATGCATATGTGCCGAAGAAACAGAAGACTATCGATGAATTAGAAAATAGTAGCGAGGAAGTGAAATACATGGAGAAAGAGCAGTTGGCGCTATTCCTAAAGACTGCGCAGGAACACGGCTTGGATGGAGACTATGAAACATTTTTAACTCTCGCATATACGGGAATGCGCATTGGAGAGTTTGCTGTTTTACGCGAAACAGACTGGGACTTTGAAGAGTGCACCATAAGCATCACCAAAACATACTACAATCCAACCAATTCAACCACGAAGTATAAGTTGCTGCCGCCCAAAACCACTACATCGATTCGTACAATAGATGTTGACCGACTTGTGGTTAATGCAATAAAAAGTTATATCTTAAAAGTGTACGCGCTAAAAGACTTTTACGCCGCGCGATACTATGACAAGGGGTACATCATGCCAAACATCGAACGGTTTCCAGGCTACCCCCGCACTTTAAAACAATATGGTTTGAGAATGGCAAGGCTTATTAAGTTGGCTGGGTTAAACCCTGAATTAACGCCGCATTCACTTCGCCACACCCACGTCTCTCTTCTTGCAGAAGCCGGCGCGAAACTCCACGAGATCATGGACAGACTAGGCCATAAAGATGACGACATAACGGAACAAATTTATTTACATGTTACCAAACATAAAAAGAAAGAAGCCTCCCAAAAGTTCTCCGAACTCATGAGAGGCTTATAAAACCAAACCGATGTTACCCAATTGTTACCCTTGCGATATTACTTCAATCATAAACCCATATATGTCAAGGCTTTTCAGCCTAACTTACATCATGCCGCCCATTCATTTATTCTCTGTCATATTTGACTAGATCGCAATTGTAGTAAGCTTTCATGGCGTTTTCAATTGTCGTACTTAACCATTTAAAAATAAAGAAAAATATACCTGCCGTTACCCTTTCGTTACCCTTGTTACTCTTAGCCCCTCACCGGCTTAACAGCTGGTAGGGGCTTTAATAATCCAACCATATCCGAATATCCGACTTCTGCGGCTTCGGCTCGTCTTCCACCGCTCGGACAATACGCATCTTACCGTTGACGATCTCCACGAATCCGGCAGCTCGCAGCATCTTGATCGCATCGCGCACCCGATCCTCGGAGCGTACAGCTATCCGAGCGATATGGGCAATATCAGGTCGTACCCAATTTTGCCGGTACAAGCTATACAGGATATTCAGAACTTTGCGCGGCGTGTCTTCCAGACGGGTCACGGTGATCGCCTCCAAATAGGGAACGTTTGTTCCTATTATAGAGTAATGCAAACGTTATCACAATGGGAAAAAAGAAGGAACAGGAGGGGGAAGCCTCACTGCTCCGTTTTGTCGCGCTCTATTTTTTCATCAAGCGCTTTTGCTATGAAGTCGTTCAGACTTAAGCCGGCAGCCTCTGCAGCTGCTTCGTAGATCGCTTTGCGCCCTTTCGGTACATAAGGGTAGAGCCGATCATAGTTCGCTGCGTTGTATTTATTTTTGGCCCGCGTGGCAGCCGATCCCTTTTTCTCCATTTGATCACCCTCGATAAGCATATCATCAAAAAATATACTTGCGCAAGTATAATCACGCTTGACATTATACTCACGTGAGTATATTATAGTGACAAGAGATGCCGACGGGCATTAAACGTGGGAGGTAATGGGGGATGGTGAAAGTTAGGTTAGTCGCAAATATCGGCGGGGTTCTCAGGCCAATAACCGGAGAAGTTAAAAGTAGCACTTTTTATCATGGCGAACAGGTGTTTTATGTATCCTGTATGGTTGACGGCAAGGAACATGTCGGATGGTGGGGAGAAAGGCAGCTGACTTTTGTGGACTAACAACACGGGGCCACATACGGCCCCCTATATGGGGAGGTTGAACGGGATGAAATGCACGACATGCAGCAAGCCAATATCGGGTAAATATCGGATCGCGGGCAAGGCGTACGGATACGATTGCTACCGGCTCAAGCTGGCCGAGATTCGCGCCATCGCCGAACTGGCTGCAATGGAGGAGCGGAACGCCGAGCACACACTCAAATGTGCGGCAGCTATGGCGGTGTTCGCGTCGACACCGTACCGATCGGAGTGGCTGCAGAAGTTTCAGGTGAGCATAACGGCCCAATGGGACGCGTGTCACAAGCTCACGGCCAAACAGTTGGGCGTGATCCTCTCCAAGATCGATGAGGTGGAATACGGGCTTACGTATCTTGCACTCGCCCCCGAGGATCGTTGGCTGACTGAGCGCGTTATAAACCGTTTGTCCGATGCAGGCAGATTCTCGGCCGAGCACGTGCAGGATGAGCGACTAGCCGATCTCATCAGGCACGCGCACCATAATAGGCAGCGCGGGACATACGTACTGATAGCTGTCGATGACAAGGGATGTGGTTTGGACGTATGGGGGCAGGTCCATGAGGGCGCGAAGCTTCCGCCGGTCGCATACTGGCGTTTGTGGATCACGCCAGCGGGTGTGGACGAATCCGATGAGGATTTGGTGCTGGCGATTGAGCATAACTTGGCGTATGTGTTGGGGACGGTATCACCTACGCGGCGCAAATCATTGGGAGCTTAACGGCTCCCCAACCCCCTTATATCCCCCGCCCAGCCACACGGCCAAGCGGGGATTTTGTTTTATCTCGTTGCGCCATTAACTAATATCAGGTTATTTGCCACATCCAGCTCGCTCCGGGTGAGCCCTCCTTTAAAGGCTTTCTCGACATATCGGTAATCGCCGAGTAACCCGCCGTCATACGCCTTTTGCAGCGATCCGGCCAGTGTTGCCCAGCCCTCTTGTGTCAGTGTTAATGCATCCATGTCCTCTACCCCTTTCATTTTGTTTTCAACTGCTTGCCTAAACGCTTCCCAAGCCTTCGGATCGTCCACATAGGGCTTAGGGCAAATCTTGCCTGTCACGTCATAATGCCGAATTACATCACGCAACGGATTAAGCTCGTACTGCTTGCACAACTCCGCAACAATCGCAGCAGCTCGGCGTACAGTGTCCGGATGAAACGTGCCGTCCCGCTCGATGCACAGTTCCACGCCGATACTGTACGGATTAGCTTGGCTCGCGTGATAGGCGATCTCAGACAGCGGGATGATCAGAACAGCCTCGATCGGATCGACGAACACATGGGCCGAAGCATACGTGTCGTCCACATCGTCGTTAGGGTTTTGTTCAGCCAGCACCTTACCGAAATAGCTGACGTGGTTCGCGGCGCTGGCCCCCGGATTTCCGGTATAGTGAATGACGATATTGCGAACAAGCCGGAGGGGAGTCCCCGGCCTGCTGTATGGGTTGATCGGGATGAGGTCTTCACGCCATAGCGTCATCGTCACCGCTCCCTTTAGCCGCCTCTGGCAGTCCTGCAAGGCTGGTCAGATAGCTCAATATCGTCGACAGCAGCACCGTGCCGCCCACGATACGCCAGTCCACCCCATAAACTACTGTCGTCGCTCCAATCGTACCGATGGCGGTCTGAGCTGCCGTCTTAATTGCGCGGATCGTTGCTGCCTTTAGCCATTTGATATTCATCTTGATCACGCTCCTTTAAATTTGAAGAGCAGCGATACAGCCCCGACAAGCAACGCGCCGATGATTGTTGTCGCTGTCCAGTAGACAACCTTTTCGATTCGAGCGATACGTATTTCTGCCGCTTTGACCAATTGAAGTGCCTCGTTCGCGGTATCCCTTGCACTCGCCATTAAATCGAGTTTCGTTTCAACTCGCGTGAGTCGTTGCAAAATTTCTTGTTCAACGTTCTCCCCCATTGCTCGCCCCCGTCTGCCCATGTGGGCATAAAAATAGCCCGGATCGGCTCCGGGCGGCTCTGCGAGTTATAAGCTTGCTTCAAGCATATTTCCCTCTATTTTGTTTACGGTGACTGTTATTGTTGGGCATATTACACCGCCTGAGGAAATTATTTCAACATGGGATAGGTCAGCATTTGCAAGATCAGTGCCTTCAGGACACTCTATAAAAATTTTATTTTCCTTATATGAAACACTGATTATGTCAAATTCGGCACTTGGCGTTTTTAGTTTTTCCATATCCTTTAACTCCTCTCGGCTACTCAACCATAAACATTAGCAATATGGCCGATCCATCTCCTGCATATCCGACTCTTGTAACGCCTGTTGTAAATCCTGTGCTGCTGAACGCTGTAACATTGATTTGCAAATAATTACTTGCATCCGATTTAAGGGTTCCAATATCCCCATTATATGCGGCAATAGCGTATCCATTTGTATCAGAGCCAACACATTGTGATGCGGTTACACCGCCGGCATAGAGTATAAAGCCAATACTTTGCCGTTTATCAGTCCCGGTATCGACAAATGCCTGGCAGGTAATCTTACGAGGAGTAAATCCGCAGGTAATCGTCTCTCCCAAATACCCGCCGAGGGTGCTGGATGTCCGCTGAATGAAATAATGCCCAAGCCCATGTGCCGCACCATCCGCCAGATGTGCAGTAAGGTCCGTATCTACGCCATCGAAACCGGTGTTGATGTCGCCAAAAGTATCTTTGATCTTGCTCGTACCGACCAGATTGCAGTATGGGTTAGACATTTTGCTGGTTCACCACCTTCCGAGATTGTTCGATCATTGCGGCGATTCCGTTAAGGATTTCGGGACCCTTGCCAGGATTGCATTGAATAACAGCAGCGATCACCGCGTTAATCTCCTGTACTGGATTGGATGGGTCGATGTCGCAGCGGAGTATGTGTTGAGCTTGCATCAGATTAACCTCCTAAAAGGAAAATACTCCCATCCGTCGAATGGTTAGGTGCTGAGCCTATTATCGATAGAAGGGAGGTTTTTGGGATATGCGTTTAAATCCAGACTGCATCAGGGACATTCTTTTAGCAGCAGAAGAAGAAATAGGTTTTAGAAAAGAAATGAGATATCCCGGACCAGAATCACTAAATAAGTATTCCACTGATGAAGTATTTTATCACATCAACCAATGCGAGCTTTCAGGGTTGGTAGTGAGCGTTCGCCGAACACTTGACCCTACATATTACATCAAGGATTTGAGCCCAAAAGGACATGAGTTCTTAGCAAACATCCGATCCGACACGGTTTGGAATAAGACAAAGGAAAATGCGAAAAAAGTTGGATCATTTTCACTAGACACTTTGACAAAGATTGCTGTCAATGTGATCAGCGCGCTTATCAAGGACAATATTTGAATCCTCAACATAGAGCCGCAACGTTAACTCCGCTACGCTATCCTCGGCGGAGTTTTTTAATTCGTAGCCGCGTACAGCTTGAATCTCAACCCCGTCAAGATATACACGACGCTCTTTGATCTCCAACTTCATCATACTTGTCACGCTCCTTTACAAATTAAAAGACGCCTCGTGTATAGGCGTCCGTGGGGTTTATTGTTGTTGTGTTTGTGCAGCTCGTTGAGCGGCTTCAGCGTCGAGTCTGGCCTGTTCTTCTTTTCTGCGTTTTCTTTCAGCGTCTAGAAGTTTTTGATTTTCTTCTTTGCGCCGTTTTTCATCTTCTATCATTTTCTTTTCTTCCTCAATCCGCTTGTTTTCTTCGACCACTCTTTCTGCCATTAATTTATCATAGGCGGCTTGTCTTTCCGCATGGTCCTTGGCGATTGCTTCGGGTGTAGCTTGTTTTTCCAAACGCACCGCTCCTTCAGGATCGAAATACACCGCATAACCGACAGATTCGCCGAATGATCTCACAGGCAAGTAGCTAGTACCTTCAACGACAATCGCATCGCCGATCTTATTGCCGCTTACGCTGACGGGGAATTGTCCATCGATTGTCTTACCGATCAGTGATTTTATATCGTCTGCAAATACCGTTCCTGTCGTCGCAACAATGATTCCTATTAACAAGCCCATAAAAAATTTCTTCACATCTCTGCCCCCCACTATACTGGATAATGATTCCATTATAGCGTAAAGGTGGCCCGATGGGAATCGACTACGGTGTAGGGCTTATTGGGATGTACCCTTTAAATGCCCCGTTCACATATACTTCGAGGTAATTATTAAACCATTGTATTCCAATAGTTTGGACTGACAGGATACCGACTTTGCTGTTTAGGCTACTACTTATCCCTGAAAGACTACTCGACAGCCCAGTGACATCGCTTATGTCTATCCCGCTGATACCACCATTGAATTCAATGTCACTTCCGATTTTGATTAAACTGGTTCCTGCATCGAGATTTAACGGGAAGTCGTCTGTCGTTATCCACATCCCATTAAAGGCGTAGATATTGCCTTTGGCGCTCGCATTCCCTAAATCCGTCCATTGAATTTGTGGATTGCTGTAGGCCGCGCTGAGCCTTAGCGTCTGCGCCCCGCTGGAATTGTACTGCGAGAAGTCAGTGCCGCTCAGCGCAAGCCGTGCACCGCTTGAAGCGGTCTGTATCGTAAACCCTGTCAGTGTCCCTACATTAATCTGATTAGCGTTAACTGTCCCCGCATACACCCAGCCGGACTGCACTGTCGCCGCCTGGATGTTCAGCGCATTAACGAAGCTTGTCGTCACTGTGCCGTTAACGATCGTTGTTACTCCGGCAGCGTCTTTCGCTGTACCTAATCCCACGTTTGTGCCGACGACAAGAGAGTCAGATATTTGGGCCGAACTGACACTAATATTAAGGGCCTCTACAAATGACGTCGTTACCGTTCCGCCGATAATCGACGTAACCCCCGCAGCATCTTGAGCCGTCCCGATCTGCACGTTTGTGCCGACAGTCAGCGTATCAATTTGTGCGGTACTGATTTTGCCTGTCGAGACGTCGATCTTGTTTGCTTTCAACGAATCTATTAACGCTGACCCAATGAGTGCCGATCCAGCAATAAGTTGATCCGTGCCGATCGTGCCCGAGTAAATCCCCGTAGGCCCGATATAGGTCAGCTTACCGCTTAACCCCGAGATGTCGGTAATAGCCGGTGCTCCGACGCTGCTCCAGTTAATGGAGCCGCCCTCCATCTCGATGTCTCCCTTAAACTTGAGCTTGTTGGATAGGGCATCGTAATACAACCGATTTTCCCCGCCGACCTGCCATGTCAGTTCATCAGAGTTAAAAATGACCTTGCTGGCATGGTCTTCGCGCTCCACGATAAAGCCGTTCGTCCGGGTAACCGTCACACCGAAATAGCTCCGACCCTCTCGGACAGCCGTCGCATTAAGCCGGTTGATCTGCCCCGACAGTGTCCCCTCGACCTTGTATTCGCTCTGTTGCTCGCTTTTCGACGGCGCGTCAAAGCGCATCTTGAGTCCGCCCTTAAAACTGTACACCAAGTGTAGCAGCAGCGTTGAGCCGCCAGGCTGTGAGCCCTCATAACCATCCCAAGTGATATCCGCATCCTGCCAAGCTACATCGGCAGTCGCCCATGTCAGCTCCGCCGCAGGCGTGCCGTAGCGGATACGGTCGCCAACGTCAAACTGCGGGTAGCCTCGGACGTCCATTGTAGCTGGAGTGTACGTGTAGCCGCTCAGCTGCGCGTATAGATCGTCCATCATGGCTGGCGTCACAAATGGATTTTCGAGCGTCAATGTGTGGTTCTCGTCGCCTGAGCCGCGTTCATAGGTCAAGCCATCGTCAGTGTTGTAGACGACCACCAGCCGCGTATACGTCTTCTGCGGGTTGGTCTGGACCACGGTTACATAGTCAGCCTTGCTGAACGCCGCCACGGGCTCGTCAGCAGCGCCAAACGTGCGCCATTGGATTAATCCATCCCGGTCGACATAGACGCAGGAGCTATGCACGGACGCGATGTAGGCAAGCATTTGGCGGCAACTGTAACCCGCTGGCCCGGCTTGGATTTGATAGGCTGGATCGATCTGTACGCTGCTGCCTGTGGTAAAGCCGGCGCGGCTACAAACCTCCGTCCATACCGCCGCCATCGTCGTCGGATAAGTCAGCGACGAGACATACGGGATGTCGCTAAATCGCAGCCGGTCGGCACAGGTCAGCACCAATATGTTGCCTTGGACGATCTCGCGCGTGTCGACGTAAAATTCGCCCATCGGCAGCCGCTCGGTAACGTTACCCTGCCACGGGAAATCTGCATCCTGCCAAGTGACATCGGCGTCTTGCCATGCTACGTCTGCGCCGTTTTGCGAATCAGGCAGCTGCAGCGCGACGTAAGGCACGATACGAGCATTGACCGGAACGACGACGTTTTTAAGCCGCAGGATGAGCTGCGACGATATGGCCGCACCGATCTGGAATTCTTCGCCGCCGGTCACTCCCTGCGAGATGTCAAATTCGACGATTTGGTCGTTGTAGTATTCCGTACCGGCTATGTCGACCTTAACAAGATACTGCGGGCTGCGCCTGGTCAGATACTCCTTGAATAATTCGGATATCGTTTGCATATGCGCCCCCTATCGCTCCGTCAGTGTTACCTTGAGCCCTGACCAACGGATGTCATCACCATTGCCGACAGCGAATGGCGAAGGGCGATTGCCGACGTAAAACGTCTTGGTTTCGTATTGTCCGGACATCGGATCAGGGTAACGGAGCTCAAAGAATTCATCCTTCATAGCCGTCAGAATGGCTGATATATCGTCCCAAGCCAGCACGCCCCATGACATATCGATTTGCCGCTTAACGGCGATCCGTGAGCGTGTCAGCGTGCCGTCTGCTGTTCTGGTCGTAGCTTCGGCATCGTCCAAGTCCAGAGCCGTAACGGAAAACGAAGAAGGATGGACAGCTATGTCCACTCCGTTGATTTGCAAATATGCTGCCATAACTGTCCTCCCTATGGTTGATAGGCCGATTGGCCGGTGTAACGTTGATAAGTTTGCTGCGCCCGGTTGACTGCACGGCCAAACTCAATATCGCCTATTCGGATAGATGGGTCTTTGTTTGCGATCACGCGCAGCAGCTCGATCATTGACGCCAGCGCAGCAACCACCTCCGCATTGCTGCCGTTTAGCATCTCCTGCAGCTTACTGAGCGGCGAAACGACTTCCGGATCTGTCCTGGCTCCTTTGTTGTCACCGACCATAGCAAGCGCGGGTGCGCTGACAAGGCCGCCTTCGGCCAGCTTAGGGATTTGCGGGATGTTGATGCCGAAAGTTTTGCCACCAAGCCCCGGTACCCAATCCGGCGCATCGATACTGATCTTGTTCAGCCCTCGAAACACGATGTTCATCGCGTCAATAATGAGATTCAGCGCGCCTTTGACGACCCCGACAAGCACATCAAAGATACCGCCAAAGATATCCTTGACGCCTTCCCACGCCTTACGCCAGTTGCCTGTGAAGACCCCGGTAATAAAGTCGATGATGCCGCCAAGCACCCTGAATATGCCCTTAGCCACGTCAGCAAGGACCCCGACGACGGTGCCGACTACGTCCGTAATGATGTTGATGGCTTCTACAAAGCCTGGAGCCAATAGATCAATAAGCCAATTAATGATTGGCATGACAAATCCGTTGAACAACTCCATAGCCGAATCGACCAATTTAAAAACAAATTCTCCGACTTGCTCGACCAACGCTTTCAGATGCTTATCCCATAGCCATGACAGCATCTTTAAAAACGGCTCGATGATAGGCTTGAGGACTTTATCCCATAGACTCTGAAAGAGGTCTCGGATAGACTCCGTCGTCTCGGCCAAATCTTTCAACGTCGTCTCGCCGTACTTCTTCCACAAATCCGTTATGATCTGGAGTGTGTCCAAGACGATTTTTTTAATCAGTTTCATGGCCGGTTCAAGTACAGATTTGTAAATATCGTTGATCAGGTTAATCGCCCATTTAAACGTTGCCGCAAACTCCTTAATCGCGAACACGGCTATATCGGTAAAGATCGGAACGAACGTTTTTTGGATCGCCGCACTGATCGGGACAATAAACTGGTTGATTATATAATCCATAAACGGCGCGATCGTATTATTGATCAGGCTTTGCAAGCTCGTTGCGATCGTCGGCATGGACTCGATAAAGGCATTTTTAAGCTTGTCAATATTCGGCATCCACGTATTGGCCCATAACTCCGATACCGTGCTTGTAATGTTGCGAAACGTATCTGCAAAGAGCTGCATGGCCGTGACGAGGACATCCGAAAATACCGGAGCAAAATTAGTCACAAACGAATTGACGATCGGCGGCACAAAGTCTTGCAAGATGTAATTCGCCACCGGGCTCAGGAAATTATCCTTAAGCTGTAAAGCCGATTCGCCGATGCTTCGAAGCGATTCCGCTACTGGCCCTTTTACGTTTTGGAATTGTGTCGCCAAAACGTCACCAACGCCAGAAAACTCAGTCGTAAAGTATGTTCGTATTGCGGACAACCCACTCTTCACTGAGCTGCCGAGCTCGCCGAGAATCGGCTTTACCTTGTCGACCATACCCTGCACTTGCTGCTGAATCGCATCTGTGCCAAGGTCGACTTCACCAACTTTGCCCAGATCGATCCCGCCAGCGGCCCCAATCGCGCCGAAGCTGGCTGCTGAATCGTCCAGGGCATCCGCCGTTTTCTGCGACAGTAAATTCAGATCGTCGAAGCTGCCCAGCGAGCCTTTAATTGCTTTACCGGCCTTTTTGACATCTTTGCCAGCATCGCCTGCCGCACCACCCATGCCTTCCAGCGCTGCGGTTGAATCCTTAGCGGCACCGGACGTCGCTTGCTGGTCCCCGAATATCGCAGCGGTAAACGCCTTGAAATACTCGGCAGCCACCTGCAGCTTTGCGATTAAGGCATTGAGCCATTTGATGGCCGGAGCCAAGATGTTGATAAACCCTTGCCCCATCGTGCCTTGGAAGATTTTCCATTGCTCCGAAAGTAAACGGGTTTGGTTTGCCCACCCGGTGCTTGTGCGCGCAAAGTCGCCTTGCGCATCCGAGCTGACGCTGAGGAGGTAATTGTACCGCAGCAAAACTTGTTCGGCCTGCGTCATCGCCGTCCAGCTTTTTTTGATGCCTTTGCTCAGCGCATAGGCTTCTAGGTTGGCGACAGACAGGTTAATGCCGAGCTGCTGCAATGGATCAACTTCGCCGGCGAGCCCTGAACGTATTTTTTCAAACGCTTCATCGTTGCCGAGATTGTAAAAGGATGCGAAGTCCGCAGATAAACCGGTCAGCTTGGTCGACATATCCCGGATCGCATCTCCGGTTAATCCGGACGATTTAAGCATGGCACCTAACACGGATGTATACCGCTTGGCTGACAGTTCCGACAAGCCGAATTGCTGTAGCGCCGTGTCAGCGAAAGCATTGACTTCTGCGGCCATGCTGCCAAATGTCACGTCGACAACGTTCTGGACCTCGTTCAGATCGGAGGCGAGTTGGATGGCATCCTTACCAAAGTGGACAAGTCCGCTTACAGCAAACGCCCCAGCGATGACTCCGCCAAGGCGCTTAAATGCATTGCCGACCATTCCGTCGACTTTATTGGATATGCCTGTGAGCTCTTTCTGAAACTCGCCAAAATTGATGCCTAGATCAAGGTCAATCTTGCCGACACTATCGCCCGCCATCGCCTCCGCCCCCTTTCCCGCCGAACATCGCCGCGATCATTTTGCTTATGGTTTGTACGTCCTGTACCGCCTGTTGCGGATCAGCAAGCTTGCGCATTGCTTGCCGATTGCGCCACTCCCGATAGATCCGGCGCTGATCCGGCGTAAATGCCTTGATCGTCTTTTGGTCCTTTTCGCTCCGAATGGCGACGACTGCGCCTAATGGGGTATCTGACATTAGCCCCGACACCAGCGTGCAAAACTCGTCCCAAGGCATATCCTTGTGTTGCCGAATGCGAATGCCATATTGCTTGGCGAGGCTTGCCTCGATCAGCGGCCAATCGTCAACGGTGTCGTACCAGGAATCAGCGGTCTTACTCCGCCCGGCGAAATCGTGCCTCGGCTTCCTCGTAGGTCAAGTCCTGCATCGCGGCTAAAATAGCCGTCATGATCACCTTGAAGTTATTCATCGACATCGACATGACGTCGATCTCTTTCGATGCTTCATCTCCCAAGGCGAGCCCGATTGCTTCAACGGCCTTTTGCGCGCCGCCGCTAGCGAGCTCTTGAAACTTGAACACGACATTCATGCTATTATCGATTGGATAGACCTTCTCACCGATCTGGATAGTTGGCCGTTCGGCGCTGAGTTTGTCGGTGATGTTGATGCTTTTTCCCATATCGCTTCATCCTTTCAAAAGTAAAAGCGTTTCAAAAGTAAAAGCGGCCCCGCAGGACCGCCTTCCGAATTATGCGTCTACCCAAACCGCGTAGAGCGTAAGGTTGTTGCTCGGCATCGTGACCGTTGCGCCGGCTGCGTAATCCGTTCCGCTGCCATTGGCCGCTGTATTCCACTTCGAAAATACTTTACCGACTGGCGGAGTGAATACCGTTCCTGTAGCAGCTACAAACGTGCCGCCAACGACCATGTTGAATCCACTTGGTCCGATGCCGGTTCCGCCATTCGCGTTGTAGCCTACGCTAAAAGTCGGCGCAGGAGTGTACGTCGGCTTACCGTCGCTCATAATCTCAACTTCAAGCGCAGAGACGTTTGTCGAGTCGCCGCCGTTCGGCGCGCTTACGTTGACGATGCAGTCAAACGCCAGCGCAGAAGTGTCCGGGAACACAATTTCGAATTTACTGGAGCAATCCAAACCGCTCGCCCATGCGGTATTGGCAACGTAATCATTACCCGGATCGCCGACATGGCGTTTACCGTTAAGGGTAATGCCAAACCCTTTCCCGGTCGCCAAACGTCTCATCCAGCCCTCAGTCTCCATCGGCGTCCATTCTTCGACGTTCGTGTCGATTGAAATTTCAAAGGTTTCCATATCCTTGATGATCTTCATGTCTCCCGATTCGCTTTCCCTGCCGGCTGTGCCGATCTTGAACTCGATGTTAAATACGGGAAACACGCCACTTGTTACTTCTGGCATCCTTATCACCTCACATAGTAAATAATTGTTTCAATCACATATTCATAAGTGCCTTCGTTGTCCGTCCCTACGCCGATCGGAGCATCAAAACGAAGATCGGACAGAACGACACGCCTGCCGCCGATCGTTACACCGGAAACGCCGAATAGGGCATCGTATACTTCCTGTGCCTTGGCCTCCGCCGAGTCCGCATTGCGCCCCCAATGGACGAGGATCGATATTCCTTTGGTCGCATATGACGTGTTGCTCAGGCCGCCTACAGCGATCACAGGCGCTCGTCCGGCGAGCGGATACACGCCGATGCACTCCGGCTTTTTACCGTCCATCTTGCCGATGTACCACTGTGGGCAGGTGACTTGGGTTTTCAGCCAATCTCGAATTTCGGCCAAGGTCATTGGATAAACCTCCCCGAGAATTTACGCCAAAGTTCTTTAAAGACACGCTTGACGATATTCTCTTTGCCGCCGTTTGCCCACTCCTCCAGCCAAAGCCCCTGAGCGTTCCGGTTCTTGTCGCGGCGGAAGTTGTATTCGGGATGGAAGTAGAGCCGCCGGGCGTATGGCGTATCGTAGACGATCGATACACGGCCTTTTTTTACATTGCGGTCATCCACAAAGGCGCTGCGCTCCAGCTCACCTGTTTGCTTAGGTACGACTTCGGCAGTCATCACGTCGGTCAGGATGCTTCCTCGCGAGCCATCGACGGTCATTTCGAGAGCTTGGATAGCAGCGTTTTGGATTTGCTTGACGGCCGTTGGATTTAGCGTCGTCCGCGATCGCACCTTAGCCATATCAACTCAACTCCAATTCCGTCGAAAAGACGCTGCCGTCAGGATTTCGAGGACGCTTAACGCGGTAAATATCCTTGCGCTCGCTGCCGAACATGACATACCCCTCGAACGACGTGTAGCTCGGTGCTATATCGCCCTCAATGATGATCAGCCCGGATAGCAACACCAGGACGTGCTTAGCGTCCATTACTCGGCGCGACTTCTCGTCGTAAAAACATTTGCCGTCATACAGCAGCGTTGCAACCGGCTCGCCGTCCTCCGACAGCGCTGTACGATACACTTTGACCGGTGTGACCTGGTTCCACTTTGGAAATGGGAATTTCATCAGCACAGCCTCCGATTGGTCAAGCCTGTCGCCTTGAGCAAATTTAAAACGGCGCTGGAAGTTTGGATGCCCCCTGCGCCGGTGCTTTGATCTTTACCGAAACTCATTGACGTACTACCAGCGCCGTAGCTGGAGAAAGGTACATTCAAAAAGTCGCCATATCGAGTTAAAAAGTCCGCATGTTGACAAACGGCCTTTTTAACTCGAGTCTGCTGGAACGGCGTCAGGTTGGCAAATCCGATACCGACGATGCGGCTATATGTTAGGATGTCAATTTCGTCGGACGCCTGATCCAGTGCCTTATCCAGACCTTCCGAAGGGATACTGCCGTCGCCGTACAATGCATAATCGTCTGCATCCGCATAAGCCATTTGCCACACCTCACTTATACAGAATCCACGCCGAGCCGGGTGCAGAAAAATCAAGGACGATGCTCGTATTCAGTTGCATCGGCGCGGTCACCAAGTCGAGCCCTGCATCATCTGACAGCTCTGTCCAGGCTTCCGTATCGTCATCTTTCAGCGTGACAGTGATGCCGTTGGTATTGACGATGATCTTAGCTACTTTGCCCGCGGAATCCTTAACTTCAATGGCTCCGGCACCCTCCGCTTCGACTAACGCGGAAGTCCACCCCCTTGCAAATTCCTGCTCCATAATTTCCGTTAACCTTGGGATGCTCATTGCTCCGCCGCCTTCTCAGCTTCGGCGATAGCTGCGACAAGGCTGTCTTTCTTCATCGTGTGCCAATTTCGAACTTGAAGTTCTTTGGCGCGAGCCCGAAGCGCAATAAGTTCGTCATCTTCCACTACTGGCAATTCGCCTTCACCTTCATAGCCTAGCGAAACCAAAATCGCACACGTACGGGGGTCGTTGCTCTCAAAGATACCCTTATCGAATCGACACAGTTCCCGTTCGCGCTCTCGGTCCCAGACAACGACACTACCTTCTCCCTTGAAAATCATGTCTTGTCATCCTCCTTACGCAACCAGCGTGTCGACGCTTGTTTTGTTCGATACCGTGTACCCAAGCTTCGTGCCTCCGGTAACCGTCAACGTTTGGGTGTCTGCCGATGCCCATGTGCCAGTATATTCCAGCGTTACAACGGCGCGACCATTGACGAGTGTAGCCACAGATATGCCACCAGCAATGGCAACGGTGCCGGAACTGGACTTGGTCGCCGCAATCGCAAACGTACCATCGAACCAAGTATGGACATCTCCGTTCGCCGCCTGCAGCTCGATCACAACAGTACGAGTAAACTTCGCTGCGGCCCCTCCGATTGCAGCGTTAACCGCTGCGGCGCTGGAGCCTAACGTCGCAGGAGATACAGACAAAACCAAATCACCAGATAACGCTTTGTCCCGAAGTGCTATTTCTCTGCGAAGCTCGAGCTGTAACCCTTCCCGGGTTGTAATTCCGCTCATATAGCCCATCCTTTCTAAGCAAAACGACATCCATGATTAGGAGGTCGCCAGCCCTGTAATTTTACCGTGCATAAAGCCCGGACCGTGATCGAGCCCGATTTGACCGTAGATTTGACCGGTTTCGGCCGCTCCAGTTTTCGATAGCTCCTCATAAAAGAGGTTGCCTTTCTCCGGCACAGGTTGGAACACCGGAGCGATGACCGACATTTCGAACAAGCCGAGCGAATCCGTCGGTACGAATCGGTTCGCCGGAGCAACGCCGATATTGCCGAAGTCTGTTTCGATTTGCTTGATGTTCAGGCCGCCTACGTTGCGATCTGTCGGCGCATAACCGTAAATATCCGAAATCAATTGCTTTTGGAAGCCGTTCGCATGGATGACCATGTTGCTAAAGATTGCGCCAGCTGCATGAAGCTCGCGGAACAACTGCTGCAACATCGCCTTGGACAGTTTAGCCCCAGCTGCGGCGATGGCCGCGCCTGTAGCCGCTGCGAATATGCCCCGCGTTTTGTTGGCTGTTCCGCTGTCGGTTGCGATTTGGTACACACCGTTCAGGAACGTATACTCGACGTCACGAGCGATCTTCGTGAGCTGCCGGGCGATCTGCCAGTCTTTCTCCGTCGGCACGTTATTGTCGGCGCCCGCGCTATTGATGCCGCTGAGCCGCCCGGGGTTGGATAGCTTGGCGTAAGAGATCGACACGGCTTCTTGGAAGATTTGCGTGACGTTCTTTGACTGCGTCCGAACATATGAAATCGCCGTCGGCGCTGTCAAAGATGCCGTTTCCGTGATAGCCGGTTGCGACGCGGCCGGGTAATCGTAAAGACTGGCAACGGGGAATTCGAAATTGCCTGTCATCATGCCTCCCGTCAAACCGCCGATCATCGACAAAAATGGTGTGTTCTCCATGTCCGCCGTAAACAATTCTCCCGCATAGTTGGGGAGGTTCCAAACTGTTCCTGCTGCTACCTGAGTCATTCAGATCATCCTTTCGCTTGTTTTTCCGCTTCAAAAATTTGGTTCTTAAGCGATATTTGAAGCGGCATGTTTTTCGAATCTACTGCCTTCTGATAATCCGCCTTGAGTTGCACGAGCGGCGGCACTTGTTGCTGACTGCCTCCAGCTCCGACCTGAAACCCCGGCTGCCGTTGCTGACCGTTACCGCCCTCTGGCTTAAACAGAAACGCTTTGGACTCCTTAAGCGTCATAAGCTGCTCATCAAGGCCGACGACTTTGTCGCCATCAATAACCAATTTGGCCTTGTCAATGAGTCCGGCGGTCATTCCCTCGTCGTGCACCTTGCCGGTCAGTGCCGACTTAATCGCGTTGGTCAGGGTTAATTCTTTCAGATCAGCTTCGTATTTCTCTTTAGCGGTTTTGTTCTCGCCCTGAAGCGTCTCGATCTGCTTTTTCAGTGCTTCGGCATCGCCGGAAGACTTTTTCAGGTCCTCAAGTTGTTTGTCGCGGTCTGTGACGTCCTTTTCGGCCTTCTTTTTGGCTTCGTTCAGCTCGTCAAAACGGGCTTTTGGGATGTATGTCTTCAGCTCGTCCTGGCTGGCTGCAGCCGCCTTCGTGGCCTGCTCATCGGTCAATCCAAGTGCGGTAAACTGCTCTTTGTTCATCAGTGATAGCCTCCAATATATTCGCTTGTTATCCCGGTTGCGGGTCCGGTGCTGCCCAGTTTAAGGTCATCTGGCAGGACGGCAAAAAGCCCCGGCATTCTGCCGAAGCCCATCATGCTTTTATCTGCTCCCGTCGACTTTCACGCCTCAAATGGTCATTCTCCGCGATGTGCGTCCTCAGTTTGCCTTGCCACTCTTTCACTTTAGCTTTCGCTTCTGCCTGATTTTCCGGGTCGACGCTGCCGGCTTCTCGGCGCTTATACATCCTGATCTGGCGCTCCATATACCGTTGCTTTTGCTCGGCGTCGTAATTGGCACTGGCGATCTCATCGTCAACCGGATCTGGCAGCTTGCTGACTCCTGGAAAGTACGTCGCCATATTGTGCCGACAATTCGGGTGAAAAAGACCGCCGCGCATTGCCGTGCTGAGCAACGGATACTCGCCATCAGCTGTCGTACCTGCGCTGTATACGTCGTCGATATATACCTTGCCCTGCCAGGGCAGACAAAGCGGCGAGCAGTTGTTATGTGCCGACACGACGACGGTACGGACGCCTATTTCCTCACGCTTCGCGCCTTGGCCGGCAAATACGGCTCGTTGGGCTGCTGTCCGCAGCGCCATTTCGGCATAACTCGCGACATTGACCTTGCGACCATCCTTGTATGTGATGCAATCAATGCCTTTGTCCAAAAAGTCCTTCGTCGCCATATCAATCGCCTTGCCGAGTGTCGCCGCACCGCTGTTGTGATATACCTGCGCCTTGAATATCGTCTCGCGGTATACATCATCCATCTGTCGCAGCATGGCGTGCTGGGCTTGTCGCATCTCGCCTTGGGATGCGTCAGTTAACTGCTTAAGCCGCTTTTCGTTAACGCCAAAAAAGTGATCGTTGTTGCTTGCCGGCGCGATCGGCAGTTCCGCGCGTGGTCGTGGCATCTCTCCGGGTTGAGGCGGCGGAACTGCTGGACTAGGTTCGGGACGTGGCGTTTCTTCTCGACGACCAAAACCGAACCGGCTCCATAACTTACTGGCAGCATCAGCTACCGACTTTGCACCTTTCCGAAATGCGCTTCGAAGCGTCTGCCGCAGCCCGTTTTCCATTTCCGGTCTGCGATCTTCGACGATCCGCTGATTTCGCTTGCGATAGGCTTGCAACGCTGCTAGTTTGAGCTGCTGCCATTGCGTCCACTTAAAGCCAAGCTTATCTTCCTCGGCCTCATGTGCGGCCAAATTACGCTTCATGGACTTGATCAGGTCGAGTTCCATATCCGCAAAGATTTGCCGGATGTCGTAGCGCTTCATTCGCGCTCACGGAGCAAGCGTGGCTTCCATTCGTCCATCTTCTGCCTTTGGGCGTCCATACGCTTTTCGGTTTCAGCAAATTCCTTATCGAATTGTTCTCTTTTCTTCAACGCCTCGTTCGCTTGTTTAATCACCCACTTGAAAGTGAACATCGCTCATTCCTCCTCGTCGGGATTTGTGTGGAAACCGATCTGTTTAGAATCAGAGCGCGGGGAAGTGTTGACCTCAACTAGTCGGGCAATGGCATTGATTGTGTCGATATCCACGCCCTACCTGCTCGCTTGATCGAGTGCAGCGTCGCACAATGCCTCAATCAGTCTATCCAGCTTATCCTGCACTCCCTTATTCATCCTCCGCGCCCCCTGACGGCTCCGCATCTTGGTTAATTGCCGGATCGCCAAACGCCGGCCCTGCCTGCTCAGCCTTAAGCCTCGCAACCTCTTCTGCCTTCTGTTCGTCCGTCCAGCTGTCGCCATAAAGCTGGTCGACCGCCGTTTCCAGTGACATAATGCCGAATGTTTTTGCCTTTCCGACCGACTCGATCGTCTCGTCAAAGGACGGGCTTGCGTATTCGCCAAACTTCACCGATGCCTCGTATTCGCCCGGCGTCTTGTTTTGCATCTCGTCGTATACTTGCAACACCGTGGACACCAGTTGCGGGATGACTTCGTTTAGCGCCTCGATCAGCTTGCCTCGGGTGTACAGCGTCGCTTTCTCCTTTTCACGCTGGCTTTCCGCGTTATCTGTCTTTTTCAGGTCGATGCCGAGCGTGCTGGGCGACAAGATGCCCTGCAGACACATGTCCAGCGCACTGGCGTAGGACTCGACAAACGCTTGGTACGCGATCGCCGGCTGCACGACTTGGATCTTGTCATCGGCGTCCTCCGAAAATTTGGATCCGAGCCGGACAAATTGGTTATCGAACGGGTTCGGGCGCTGCAGCTCTCCGTTATCCGGGTTCTTGGGGATCAAGTCCTCCGGAATGTACTTTTGAACACGCCCGGCCCGGATCGCGTCCCACCATTGGCTGATCACTTCATCAAGCGAGTCGAACTCGTCGTTTTTCGTGTCGAACAGCGACCGACCACGACCCGACCACTTCGGCGACTTGAAAAACCGAAGCGGCACAGCCATGATGTAGTCGCCCGAAAACGTCACATCGGCAAGCTTGGACGTCTCCGGTATCGCCGTCAGCGGGACGACATTACCGTCCTTGTCCAGCAGCCGATACTTGACGTAGCCAAAGCCGAACGTCTCTTCGAGGCGGTAATCTTTTTTCTCGTGCACGTAATCCGTGTAGAACAACACCTCGTGCAGCCGGCCGCGCTGCCGACTGTAGTCGACCTGCTCGCCGCTGTAGAACTCGATGATCGGGTACTCAGTTACGTCCGTATCGATCGTGATCTTAAACGCCCCGTCGCCGGCCACTAACGTGTCGACGATCGCGTCGCCCAGCAGTTGATCGAAGCCGTTGTCCTTCGAGATGGCCTCCCAGTTATCGACCACTTCCTGCAGTTTGATCCCGATGCCGTCCAGATCCGCGACAACGATCCCTGCCAGCGCGTCCGCCACAAGCGCTGGCAGCCCGCTATGCACCTTGCGGATCCTCGCGCCTTCGGACGCTATGGCTGCCCAGAAGCGTGCCCTGCCGACGTTGTCACTAGCTGTTTGCATGGCGAACTGCTCCAGCTCCGACGGGTCACCGCGATACCACAGCCGATTGCGCAGCACGTTAGTCTGGTACGATAGCGGCTCCGTAATGGTAATCTGTTGGCGCTCCCGCGCCGGCTGAATCCTCAGCAGTTTGACGATCATGTTCTTCACCCCATCCCATAAGCCCAAAAGTCACACCTCCAATCTGCGCTTAAATGGCTGCACGGCGTATTCACTACTGTCCAAGCAGTCAACCGGATAGCTGCCGTCATCCGTTCGTACCCATTCGCCTTCTTGGCGTTCTTCCTCGTCCCATGTTGCGTTTTCCAGCGCCTCAATCCAAGGTTTCATGTGCTTTGCGACCTTATAGCGCCCTTGGTTGATCAGGATGTTGGTTAACCGGATGCGATCGACGATGCCCTCTTTCTTGTAAGCCGGTACAACTTGGATATGAATACCGCGTCGCCGCAACTCATTCGCGAGAGCCTGGCGGAACAGCTTGTCGGCCGACTCTGCAAAAATGTGCGCACACGACAAAAAGGCCGGGTACATTTCCGACCATTCAACGATTTTAGCGACGATCTCCTTAGCGTACCGGTCGTGCGTATAGCCGTACTTGTCATTTGCGTTGCCGTTGTTCTTACCTTGTTTGTGGTAATAACCGTCTAACAGGTAAACCTCTTTGTACTGCGGCGTGAAACCCACCAGCGTGGCTACCGTCGCTGCCGTACCTCCGATGTCAATGCCTACCGAAAACTCGATAAACCGTTTGCCTTTGATGTCGTCATGGCTGATTTGCACCTCTGTCGACTTGTATCCTGCGTAGATGCGCCCTGTAGCCGCCGTGCGCTTGCCCAGTATGTCGGCCTGATACCACAGGCTTGATTTGTCGTATGTCTTCAGGACCTCCCGCAAACGGTCGTTCGGAATGCTCAGGTTGTCCATGATCGTAAGATGAGCGTAATTATACCCCGGGTTCTCGCCGAGCTGGAGCAATTGGTCCTGATAATCCAGTACGTCCGCGTAGAACCAATGCGCTGGCGGCTTCGGGTTCAGGTCGAAAAACAGTTGTCGGCGCGAGCTGGCTAGCGTCCGGTCGTGCACTTCCTGCACAAACGTTTTGTGACACTCGTTTACTTCGGAACCGTAAACCGAACCATACGAATTACCCTTAATGCGTGGCGCGTCGTTCGCCTTTCCTCCCCCAGCGATGATGATAACCTTTTCGCCGGTCTTGGACTGGACATACAGCGCGTCACGCTCCTGGTATTCACCTTCTCGGCAGCGTCCCTTGAACAGGTGTAGCAACCCGAATCCGTTACTGTCGATGATGTTCATTTTGGCAGCAGCGAGCGAAACGCCGAATACCAGATGCAACTTATCGGGGTGCGTCTCCAGAGACATCGAGTATGCAATCAGGTTGATGATGTTCTTCCCTGCGCGCTTTCCGCCCTCCAAGACGTTCAGCCAGGCGTCGCGGCTCTTGCGTATATAATCAGCCTGCTTGGCGGTTAGGGGTGCATACTCAATCATCATCCAGCACCCTTTCTGGCGCCGGATTATTTATTAAATCGGCTAATGCCGTTATTTGCGCGTTAGGATCGACCCCGTCTTTGTTTGGCACCTTCGACCGCAATACCTCGATGCGGGCTCGCTGCTCCTCGGTAGCAAGGTCCGATTTTAGCAGCTCGTCGTATTGTCGGATAAGAGCCTGTAGCGTCGACATGGCCCTAGATTGAGCTTGCAGGAACGTCGCTTGTTTATCCCAGGCCTGCTGTACTTCCCATTTCTCCCCGCTGACATTACCGTCCTTATATTCAATGCGCTCAATCGTCTTATCGTCCCGATCGCGCACAAACATGATCTGCTGCGCCCTAATGATCGCTGCGTATTGGATCGTGATATTGTTCCATACGATATCGATCGGGCTTTGCTGCTGGAGTTGGTTCACAATCTCCAGCGACTCAGGCGGTAAGTATTTTTGAAACAGTCCATGCGTGACCGCCTTATCATTACGTGGCGGCCCTCCGGGGCCTCCTTTGTTACCTACCGCGTTTCGGTTCCCTTTGGGTGCACCCGTTTTTTTTGTGTGCACACCTTTTTCAATGGGTGCACCCTTTTCTTTCGACCAGCCATGCCGTTGCTTCCACGACTTGACCGTGTTTATCGTTACGCCGTACTTTTCGGCGATGTCCTTGTATTTCATGCCGGTCATGTAATCTTTCTCAGCTGCTTTATGGGCTTCTGCCATACCTCACGGTCACCACCTCCGGCATTGTGTTGGTTTTGCGGTTTTGCGGTTTTTCGCCGCTCACTCGATTGTTACGTATTTTCTTTCCTCATCTGCAAACTGGGCGACAACGTACGAGACGCCGTCCGATGTCGTTCCCTTGCCTGTTACTGTGCCAGGCTGATCCGGCGCACCGAGTACCGGGAATATATACGACTCGCCGATTTGAAGCGACTTGTCTCGGCTGTAACGTTGCATGTTGTCCGTCCTTTCAGGTAAAACAAAATACCGCCATTGCTGGCGGCTACTTGTTTAACATAAGATTCTCGTTAATGTAAAGGCGTTATCTCTATCTCCTGCAATCTTAGCAAGCCTTATGCAGTCCTCTAAGCTCATGCCCCATCGAAGAAAAACGCCCAATGCCTCAATTTCTGATACTTCCATGGTTTCCGTTAATTCTGACGCTTGTTTTTGACTCATTCCTGAAATTGCGCGTATTTGAAGCACGGCAGATTCGCGTATTACACTCACTTGCATACCACTTCCTTCCGCGCCCGATGATTAAAATGTGCCGCCATTGCTGGCGGCTATGTGAAGGTTATGAGTAATCTTACAAGTATTGCACACTATCATATTACCACGTATTGATTTGCGCGAGAATGGCGGGTTTTTGGCGTGCCTTTCTCACAGTTCCAAACGAAGTCCATCAATGCCAAACATCAACACGGACAAGACTTTGCAGGCATTATTCACGTCTTTATATACCGTGCTTGTATCAACGTTATGCCGTTCAGCCAGCTTTTCCACCGTCATAATCTCTTCAGCGATATACAGCGCTTCGATCACCCGGTACCGTCGCATGTCCTCCGGTGCCGGGCTCCGCTCGCACATGATCCGATAAGCCCCCATCATCCGCTGAATGAACTGTACCATTGCCACCGTTCGCTGCCGGCTACGCTTGATCGCCTGTACCGCATATTCTTCCTCATGGACTTCGTTCAGCGCCTCAGCGGCCTCGACAGCGTCCAACGGCTGTTGCAGCTGCTCGGCATGTGCGACAAAGTCCCGGTAGTGCCGCAGCAGCAGTTTGGTATTCCGCAGGCGCTTGTCGTAAACTTGCTTTCGCCGCTGCGCGTCGCGTCTGTCCAAGTAATCGGTAACGGCCTGCGACACAATTTCAAGTTGTTCCTTGGTCAGCTCATGTTTGGCCAATCCACATCATCCTCCATATCCATGCGCTTGATCTGCTCCTTGCACCATCTCATTTTGCGCAACGCCCATCCCTGTGCGCGCCATAGCCATTGACCGATATTCATTCGCCGCCCTCCTTGCCTTGACGCAGCTGACGCTCATATGCGATTAGCGCATCGCTGATGATGACCCGTGCGATTGTGTCGTCTAGCGGCTCCTTGTTACCCCATAGGCGTTTGATCTTGTTAAGCCGCTTGATATCTTCCGGTGTGATTTCGATATTCATTTGGCAACCGCTCCTTTGCCCACATGCTTGGGAAACCAGCTATAGCTATATTTGCGCCGGCAGACCTTACAGAGCCTGCGGCGTATTCGTGTGGATCTCATCCGCCCTTCACCCTTTCGATCCTAGCTTTAACGGCCTGCATCAGACTCTCTTGCCCAGCTGCTTTACGCTCTAACGCTTCGACGGCTTCTTCGTCCATCGTCCCTTCGGCTACCAGCCGCAGGACGACGATCCTGCGCGTCTGTCCCTGACGATGCACCCGGGCATTAGCTTGCTGGTCCTCCTCCAAGCTCCAAATCTGGTCGTACCAGACAACCGTTTGGCAGCTCGACTCCTGTAGGTTGAGGCCGTGTCCGGCTGACTTCGGATGCAGCAGCAGCAGCGGTATTTCATCGTTGTTCCAAGCGCGAATGTCTTCGTTCCCGTCTTTACCCTTGCGAAGAATGCGGGCCTGTGGAAACCGCTTTTGGATGCGCTCCAAGCTGTGCTTGAAGTTGTAAAACACCATGACCGGTTTACCCTGCGCCGCCTCGATGATGTCTTCCAGCGCGTCCAGTTTGGCCTCGTGGATCTGCTTGACGCCGCGATCTTCGTCGTAGACGGCACCCGATGCCATTTGCAGCAGCTTGTTGCTCAGGACGGCCGCTGTATTGGCGACGACATCAGCATCGACGTATTCCAGCAGCAACTCTTTCTCCAGCTTTTTATAAAGTGCCTGTGCTTGCGGAGACAGCCGCACCGGTATAACTCGATCAATCCGTTCCGGCAAGTTTAGCCAGTCCTCAGCTTTCATGCTAACAGCGATATCGCCGATCGCTCTGTACACGTTGTTCTCTGCCTCCTTGCGGGCTTTGAACTGCTGGTATTGGACGCCTGGCGGCGCGGTGTTGACAAAGTATCGCTCACGGAAGCCAGTAATCGTCTTGCCAAGCCGTTCACCCTGATCAAGCAGATAAATCGGCGCCCATAAATCCAATAGGCTGTTCGGAGCCGGTGTGCCGGTCAGACCGATTAGCCGTTTTATCATCGGCCGAACGCGCCGCAAAGCTTTGAAACGTTTGGACTGATGGGACTTGAAGCTGCTCAACTCGTCGATCACTACTGTGTCAAACGGCCACTTGCTGCCGTATTCACTGACAAGCCATTCAACATTTTCCCGGTTGATGACCCATAGGTCTGCATCGGCCTTCAAGGCGCGTCTGCGCTGTTCGGCGCTGCCTAAAACTTTCGCAATCCGCAGGTGCTGCAAATGATCCCATTTGGCTGTTTCGCGAGCCCACGTATCATCAGCCACTCGCAACGGGGCGATGACCAATACGCGGTTAGCATCGAAATAGTCATTCAGCAGCTTGTCGATCGCTGTCAGTGTAGCCACCGTTTTTCCAAGCCCCATCTCGAGAAGCAGGGCGATAAAATTCGTATCAATAATTCGCTGGCTCGCGTAATCCTGGTAAACGTGAGGATGATATTTCACAACCGGTAGTATCCTTCCAGTTCGTCATAACCTGATTTCTCGTAAAAAGCGTCGTTGTCGGAAGTGTCGACCTCGAATTCAGCGAAAAAGGCATCCACATCGCGTAGCGAGTCAATCACAAAGCAGTCAAATCCCATATCCCGTAATTGCGCCAAACGAAGCTTCTGCAGCGGCCTCGGCTCTGCTCCCAGCACCTTAAATTCTACGAACCGGGCGATCCCGTTTGGGAAGAGGACGATTCGATCAGGAGCCCCGGACCAGCCAACGGGTGTAAATTTTAGCGCCACGCATCCTCTATGGGATGCCTCCTTGCAAAATTTGTGTTCGATCTCCGCTTCACTTGGGAGCTTAAGACCGGTATTCTTTGCGAAAGCGGCCCACGCTTCCCTAAAGGTTCGCAGCACTTTGTCTCGTACATTTCGAGAGGCTGCAGCTTTCAGGTGCCGATAGGTTTTACCATAATCCGTACCGGTTGGGAACGTGCCGTCGCGTAAAATATCTTTTGCCAGATCGCCGAAAGGATTGTCCGCGTTTTTATATTTTTGAATCCAGTCTTTGAATTCCATCGGTTAAACCTCCATTCAGGCGTGTGACAGTTGTTACATCGCACACGCGTATAGATAATATTTCACGTTTAACCTATATATAGGTAGGGTTACATATAGGTTAATTTATATTTTTACTACTTTAATATAAATTACTGTCACAACTGTCACAGAACCCGGAACGCCTTGCTACTCTAAGGCTCTGCCTGTGACAGCAGATAAAAATTTACTGTCACACCACTGTCACACTGTCACGGCTAAGTGTGACAGTGTGACAGTAAGAAAATGCTCACTGTCACACTTACTGTCACAGCAAATCGGCCTTTTCGAATATCGTTTGCGTGCCGTAATTTGGTACGCGAACGCGCCCCTTTCGCTCGGTCCACTCCGGCATTCGTCGCAAAATGTCGCAAATTTCCTTTGCTTCCCATGGCTTCATGTCTCCCTTTTTCTTGCCGAGACACTCCACCCATACCTGGGCTGCACAAACGCGCTGGCGCTTCTGTCCGGTCGGTCGATCGGCTTCGTCCAGCTCTTCGGAATCCAACCACTCCTGAATGATGCCATCCCGAGGGTCGCTCTCCATATGGGCCGCCTGCTGCCGTTCGGCCTCTATGCGGGCGTCGTGGTCAAGCTCTAGGGCCTCCCCTACCCTGAACCAGCATAATACCTCGGCCCAAATTTGCCGCACATCGGATTCGCTGAAATGACTCCAATGGCTGAACTCCGCCCGTTCCGGAAACACCTCGACGGGCCAAAAACGGCGATTCCCGGTCACGTCCCGTAAGAAACCTTTCGTGTTCGTCGTGCCGAAGAAGACACACTTCCGTGGAAACTCCGTCACTTGCCGGTCAAAGGCTACCCTGTAGCGGTCCTCCGTCTTGGACAAAAACGCCTTTACCTCTTCGACTTCAGACTTCTTCATGGCCGACAGCTCCCCGATTTCGAAGATCCACCCCGCCTGAAGATGCTCCCCGGCTTCCTTATTCTCGAACGTTCGCAGCGAATCAGAGAACCATTCCCGGCCAAGCTTCGCGAGCAACGAGCTTTTCCCTGCTCCCTGCGGTCCCACAAGCACCAGCATTTGATCAAACTTGCACCCTGGGGTATATAGCCGGGAGACGGCCGCAAGCAGCATCTTCCGTGTCACCTGTCGCGTGTAGTGCGTGTCAGCAGCGCCAAGATAGATGGCGAAAAGGCGTTCGGCCCGTGGAACCCCATCCCAGGGAGTTGCTTCGATGTAAGCTTTAATTGGGTGAAACATGTGTCGATGGACGACTTCTGCAAAGGCGTTTTGAATCGTCTTTGCGGAGCTGATCTTATGCACTTTTGAAAACCAATGCTGAATCCTCTTGTCGTCGGCGCCAAGCCAGGGCTCATACTCTCTCCCTATGCGCTCACGGCCGCGCCAAGGCAATGCCTTCTTAATGACCTCCGTATTCCCGAATGCGTCGTAGGCTAAAACCCCTTTAAAAACACCATGTGATAAGATCAGCTCCACGTTTCCCGCTGTTGGAAGCAGCTTACTCGTTTTCGAATGCCTTTCCAACTGCTCTGTCCAACTGTCGTCCTCCGGCTCTGGCTCCGCTTCGCCATCGTCGAAGCTTTCGTCAGCGAAATCCGCTGTCAGTTCGGCACCGGCCAGCCGTTTAACCTCCGGCCGCATAATCGCCCATTGCTCCATCGCCATGTGACTGGGCTTTTTAGCGTCCGGCGTAAACTCCTTGACACGCTCATCCAGATGACCGAACTTGTGGACCCTGACAAGGTCGAATAGGTTATACGTCCGCCCGTCGGCTACGGGGTCGCTGTCCTGATGCGAATAGGCTAAATCCTGATCAGGATAAATCTCCAAGCCATTGGCTGACGTGCCGTGGATATAAGTGTATCGATTCGGCATCGTACCGGGGGTGTACACGTCCGATAAATGTAAATCGATACCCTCTTCCATCGTAAAGGCCCTATTTAACAGACCGATCGTGCCGAACTTCTCGCGCGGGTCTTGCGCCTTCGTGGCAGCTGTACGGAGAGCGCGCTGCTCTTCCGCATGTCGCGGCCATGCTGCGACGTCCTGCCAGTCCTCGTACGTCGCCAGCAGCCCGTCCACGCTCAGCGGCTCGCCCTCGCTGACCTCCAGCACCGGCTCTGGCGCATCCTTGCTGCACGACGGGAAGTACATCAGACGATGCACCTCAAACGTCGTCTTGTCGAAATAATGCATACCGATCTGCTCGGCGAGCTTGCGGCTGACTGCAGCGTATTCGTCCGGGCTCATGTTGCGATCAACTGGCGCAATCAGGCGATATTTGGGCTTATGCGGACGGTGGCTGTGCGTCGGATACACAGCGTAAGCGGAGCCGCCGAGGACGAGCTCCACGTCGAACAGGAATCCGTCATCGGCATGGTCGGCGTCGAGCGTGATCAGGCTGCGGCTGTCGACGTTCTCCTTCTTACGCCGACCGCCACGGATGAGCCCACCAACAAACGCCGAGCCATCCTTAGCCTTGCCCCTGTCCGGAACGCTCATCTTGTCGTATTGCGCCATCGTCTCCGCTGTCCGCCGTACCTTCCGCAACCGCTCGACGAACTCGTCCCAGGTTAGATATTCGGTTTTCCAGCTCGTATCGGCGCGGTGTTTGCCAATTGAGATGTCCAGTTCATCCATTGTGTCACCTCTGTTTCACGTACGATCACGTAGGCATCGGACCGAGATCGTTCAGCTCCAGCCTTCCACTGCCGCCGCCTCGAACCCTATATTCCAGTACGTATTTACCGCCCATGCCGCCAACGACACGGGAGGATTCGATATCGATTTTCTTGCCGACTTTCTTCATGAACGCATCCAGCACGCGCTTGTGGACGTGGACGTGGATCGTCTCGTCGTACTGCGCCGGCATTTCGGTTCGTGGCTGCTTTTCAAGCCATTTCTGGTGGTGCGCCTCCTCTGCCAGCCGCGCCAGGCGCTCGGCGTATTTCCGATCGATCTCCGACAGCTTGCGCTCCCTCTCGGCACGCTCCTGCTCGAGCTGCTGCTTCGTTTTACGTCTCGTTGGCATCGCCATCAGCCCCGATTTCCTCAAGTTCCCATACGTCAATACTGTCGGTTTCGCTTGATTCAAGCGTGTCGCGCCAGTCAATCACGCCCTCCAGCAATTCTTCTTGCTGGCGATCCGAAAGCGCATCGAACTCGTCTTCCGTCATGTCTAGTTCAACTTCAAAGCTTGCACTCACTTTTACTAATCCCGATACTTTGATCATCGCTGTTTATCCTCCCCATACCGCCGATCAAGCAGTTCCACGAATGCGACGGCCACGGCAGCCACCTGCACCGCCTCCCGGCGCATATTCGCGTAGCCACCCTTTGCGCGCTCCGTCGGCCCGTTGTCAAACACCGTCTCGTTGATCGCTTGGCAGAGCTCGCCGAACTCTTCACCGAGGATGCCCAGCCAGTAAATAGCGCCGTGGTTTTGCTCACCCCATTTAGTGTTCTGACGGGCGCGTTCGGTGATAACTGCGTCGATCGCAGCACGGAGCCCGGCGGGGTCTGCGGCGTCAGCGTCCAGATCGATCGGTGCATCTGGCTGTTTCAAAACCACATCACGACCAAAATACTGAAACACCTTTTGAACGTTATCGAAAGAAGGGGAACTCTTTTTCCAGTTATAAATTGTTCCGCTCCCAAAACCGAGCTCTTTTTCAAGCTTTGGAACTGATAACCCATTGGTGTCGCAAAGCTCCTTAACTGTCTGAAATATATTCATCCTTGCTCTACCTCCCCGATCAGCCGATCGATGTACCATTTTGCCTTGTTCAAATCCTCGACCCCATTTTTGCGCTTCCAGCGCCAGAGGTATTTAATCGAATTACCAGTCAGCATACCTTCGAAACCGGTCAATCCCGCCGTTGCCGCCTCGATTGCGTCAATGCACTCGACCTTGCCCGCCGTGTAGTGCCTCGGATGGTTAATCGAGTCGCTTACGGGTTTGATCGCTCCAAATTGAACGAGCGCTTGATACGTACTATTCGGATCGCTTGGCACACCCTCCGCGTAACCGGTTGCGGCGGCAAGTTGTGTTTGAAGGCTGTTTATCTTCTCAAGCGCTTCTGCGCTGAACTTGGTTTGCTGCTCCAGTTCATTCTGCAGGCGATCGTTTTCTTCACGGAGATCGCTTAATTCTGCAGTTTCGTACGCTTCCTGCCTTTCGACCTTTAATTCCAACTCCTTAATCCGCGCCTCGGCCTGATCGGCGATGACCGCCGCGCCTTTCAGCGCTTCGTTCAACCGGGCGATTTCCTTCCTCGCCTCGTCCTTAGCTTTGACAAGTTCCGTATCGAATCGAGCAGCCACATCGGAATTTCGATTCGCTGCTTCTGCGGCCTCTTTAAGCTGTTCGTTCAGTCGGGCGATCTCGGCATCCGATCGTTCCGCAAGCTCTTTCCAATGGACGACAGCAGCTTCGGTGTCAGCGAGTTTGCGACGCAGATTAAGCTGCTCCAGACCGGCAACGTCTTTCTCGCGCAATACTGCTGGCTCCTCCTCTACCACTGGCCCCATCCCAAGCAGCTCGCGAGCCTTATCCGGCTTGATCCCCGTAAGCTCCCACTTTTTGAGCCAAGGATAAATTGCGTTTTTGCTGTAACCCATCCCTTTTTCCGCTGCTGAAATCGTTTTGCCTTCGGCGATTAAAGTCAGAAATTTGGTCTTACTCGGCTCTATTTGCACAGACATTGCCTTTTGCTCCTTTCGTTCTCGTACACTCGCGTTCAATTTCTCACCGAGCTGCCTCAACTCGAAACCGACCGGACACTCATTGGAACAATACGAATCTATCTTTGCGAAATGTCCCGGAAGGCGGCGCATGATCTCACGGCGTTTTTCACAATTTGTGCAATGCTGCTCGGTAAGATCGTCAAGCTTTCGAAGCACTTCTAACCGCTCTTTATTCAAGGGGCTCACCCCGATTCAATTAATCCTTCATATAGAAATCACATTCAAAGCCCGCAGCCTTAAGCGGCAGCCCAGGTGCCCACTCGATCGGCCGGCTCATGATCTCCGTCACATGCTCTACGGAGCCGGACTCGATCGGCACGTCCAGCACGACCTCATCGTGTACGTGCAGAGGAATCAGATAACCAGCCTCATCTAGCCGTATCAGGTTCTCGGCTAGACAGTCCCGAGCAATGGCCTGAACGAGATTTTCCACCAGTGTACCGCCCCAAGTGCGCTGCGGCGTCCACTTATTACGATCATCCAGCGCGTAGAAGGTTAGCCCGTCTTTGTCGAACTTCGAATCTGGCTTAATAGCCGGTTGAGGGTACGCGAGACTATGACCGCTCGGCAGATCGGCAAACAATATTCCGCTTGTATACCGGTATTGCACGCCATGAGCGAGTTTAACTGTCGACTTCGTCCTTACGGCCTCAATCGCGGCTTCTTCTGCTCGATACCAAAGCTTCCGAATATTCGGATTGGCATTCCTCCACTGCCTTACGAGGGGATCATACTGGTCCTCGGGAATCTCTTTGTTCTTATCCATCTTCATCATCGCAGCTGCTCCGCCGCCGAAGCCGCAGGCCAATGTTGCGACCTTACCGAATGGGCGGTATTTATAGTTTTCATGCCCTTTTACAATCGTCTCGAACAGGATGCCAAACATACGGGAGGCTGTTGCCTCGTATATCTTGCCGTGACCTTTGAATACATCAAGGACCCAATGTTCATCAGCGAGCCATGCAATGACGCGGGCTTCGATCGCGCTGAAATCCGCGACCCGGAATCGTCGACCCTCAGAAGGAATCAAGGCTGTACGAACCAGCTGAGAGAGCACAAACGGCGGTGCGCCATATAGCATCTCCAGCATATCGAAATCCCCCGATCGAAGCGTTTCGCGGGCCAATGCAAGATCATCAATATGATTCTGAGGCAGGTTATGCATTTGCACGTTACGTCCCGCCCATCGCCAAGTCCGATTCGCCCCGAGGAATTGAAGGATACCTCGCACGCGATCGTCAGCGCATATCGCTCGAGCCATTGCGTCGTATTTGCTGTTGCTCGTCTTGCCCATCTCCTGCCGAAGCTCCAGCATACGCCGCGTCTCGTCGTCTGGCGCCACATCCAACAAAGCGGGTATAAGCTCTTTCCCTAAGCCGTCTGGAGTATCCAACCCTCTCTCCGCAAGCCACGTTTTAAGCTGGGTTAAGCTGTTCGGGTTGTCGAGTCCTGACACGTTTTTTGCCTCTGCTGTTAGCCGCTCGGTATACTGCTCCGCGCAAGCGATAGCCTGATTTACTAGCGTTGGATCGAGCCGGACGCCGCGATCGTTAATCCGCTGATCCAGCGCCCACAGCTGCCATTCCTTCTCAGGGACGGGGAAGCGTTCCAGCTTCCGTCGCACTTCCCGTTCAACGACAACATCCTGCCGATTATATTCGATGTACTGTTGCCACTTCTCGGGATCGTGATGCGGCAGATTCCGCGTCCGCTGCCCATTCGTCTTCGTGGGCTTGCACGGTACGGAGAAATACTTGATCAGCGCCTTGCCTTTTGCGTCCTTCTGCGCTTCGAGCTTGAGCACTTCGGCCACACCTTCCAAGTAGCCCGGCAGCCCCAGCGCCAACGCGTGTACCGCTGTGCACCGCCAGTAAGCCGGATCGCAGTCAATGCCGAAGTGCCGGGCGATCGCCGTCCGTTCGAACGCGGCGTTGAATGCCGTCTTAATCGCGTTGGACCTAAGCGCCTGCATGACGTCCCTCGGCGGCTCTTCGAACGCAGTTAAGTCCACGACAGTAACCGGATCGTCGTCGAAGGCAAAGGCGAACAAGAGAATTTCGAAATCCGGAGCTTCGACGTACCGGTGTACGCCGCAGGTTTTCAGGTCGATGCTGCTGTAGGTTTCAAGGTCGATCTGGAGAACGGTCATGCCTTATCAAACACCGCCCACACTGCAATGATCAGGATGAGGAGCAATACCACTTTGGCAAAGCCCGACTTTAGTTCTTTACGGCTTTCCTCTTTGCTGCCAAAAGCGGAATCAACACCTCTCGACCACTCTTGGTAGTCCAGTTGCTCGAAGCATTTGTCGCAAACATCTGTCGACCCAAACTGATCGTAGAATTTTTTTTGTAGCTGAAGTGGATCGGCATTCCGTGCAGGTCGTCATAGCTTTTTCCCTCCGTGCCGGCGCGTCCGCGTTGCGTTATATGCCATCTTTTCACGGATCGCACTTTCCAGGTCAATGCCATATTTACCGCATGCGTCGAAAATACGAATGACGGTATCAGCCAACTCGATCGGTATGCCGCAAGGCTTTTCACCTTCATAGTAAGTTTCAGTAAAGCCCCTGCCGTTCCGATGGTCCTCCAGCGCTTCCGACAGCTCCGAATGCATCAGAGCAACGACGTCACCAAAGCTTCGCGGTTTATCGTCCCATCCTTTATCAACAGCGTTTTGATGGGCTTCGTGGACAAGAGAATTAATAGGTTGGATGTCGAACTTGCCGGATTCAGCAGCCCCAAGTACTCCAGCAACACCGCGTTGTTTTTCACCTTCAAATCGATTCATCTTTTCGAACAAATGTTGTATTAGTGCTGTTTTATTGATATACCCCATAGTTAGCCCTCCCGAATATTAGATACAAAAGGAGGCCCATTGCTGAACCTCCTCTATTCAGATCAAACGATTAGCTCAAGAAATCATCATCGTCGTCTGCATATTCGTCATCGAATTCCTCGTCGGCGAAGTCGGACTGCACGCTCGCTCTGCCGGCTAACGGTTCGCCGTCCTGCACCTTAACGATATTATTGAGACCTGCAGCGATTCCCCGATTCCCGTTCGTATCGAACAAATAGAAGTTGACCGACACCCGGGCGTAGCAGCCGCTGTATACCTCGGTCGTGTCCGTGATTTCTTCGAGCTTGGTTTTGCCGTCAGAGCCCTTCCCGATCGGCTTCGCGATCCCGGGCTGATTGTTGGAAGATGCATTGAAGAAGTAATGCCCGACATATGCTTCGTCATCCGGACGCTCTTCATCGCCATCACGCAAAGGCGTATGGAACTTTTGAGGGAGTTTGCCTTTGTTCTTCGACATTGCTTCCTGCTTGAGTACATTTTCGGCTTCTTTGATCTTGCGAAGCGTCTCTTTGTCCGACTTAGGGATCAGAATGGACGCGCTGTATTTCTCCTCGCCGCCGTTAACGGATTTCGGCTCCCAGATGTTCGCGTAGGAAAGCCGCACCTTTCCGGTGATTACTTTGGTTGCTTGATTTTCGTTTGCCATATTGGATTGTTCTCCTTTAGATTTGATTTAACCGTGCATATTGTCCGAATAGCCTGATGGCCTCGCTGTTGTATGCTCTGGCGGCATCTGCCTCAATTACAAAATGACCAATATGCTGGCGTTTCCCGTCCAGGCAAATCTGAACGGTCCATTTTCCCTTTTGCTTGTTCCAATAGACGCCCCGGTATTTTGAAGATGAATCCGAATGGGCGGCCATGTTGTGCATATTTCGTCGGTGGGTGACGATTCTAAGATTCGCCTTTCGGTTATCGAGCGTATCCCCATTGATGTGGTCAACTTCAAAACCTTCGGGAGCTTTCACGATTTCGCGATGCATGTGCATACAATGCTGCACCCCACTCCGTTGAAACCGACGACGAGCATACCCGCGCTCGAAAAACCAGCTATAGCTATTGATTCGCTCAAAATCCTCAGCATCTACAAGAGCGCATTTACCCTTGGTAAGCGGTATTTCCATAACCATCCCTACTCCGGGTCGAAATCCTCATTCGCAAAATCAGCATCGATGCCGTTCAACTCCGGCCGCAGGTCCGTCTCTACGACGAGAACCGGTTTTCCGGGCGGCTTTGTTATCAAATCGCCGACCAGTTTGCCAAGCTCCTTTTTCCCGATCCGCTTTTCTAACTCCCCGATGCCTAGCAGTTCGCGAGGCTTCAAATACTTGTCAGTATCAATCTTCGCTTCTTCAAATACCTTCCACGCGCAGTCTTTATCGGCAATTGTTCGGTTACTTCTCCCGCTTACAAGCTTCCAACCAGGAACCTTATGCCCGGCCTTCGCTTGATCGAAAGCGTAGCTGCTTACGTCCTTCGCCCACACGGCAAGCTGTTCGGCGATCGTCAGGATTGAACCGATCTCCTCAAGGGAGAACAGTCGGGGATCGCGGAATTCGTACTCCAGCGCAGCCATGTTGGCATCAGCACGGGCTCGGCAGGTCGCCTTGACCTTGCACCAACGGCAATGATCACCCGACTTGAATGCCCCTTCGCCGGCGAACGCCAGCGATGCTGCAGGCTTGACAACCGTTTCGGCCCATTCCAGCAGTTCGTCGACGCGCATCGCGTCCGTGCTGATCGAATCAAGCCGGGGCTGCACGATCGTCATATGGATCTCCTGAATGTCGTACAGGTAGCTGTAAGCCGACCAGGCGCCAAGTCCGTAAAGCCGGATTTGCGGATTGTCATGGGCGCTGACCGGCACGCCCTTACCGTATTTCAGGTCGATGATCTCCATTACGCCATCCGCGATCAGGACGACGTCGCCGGTCCCAAATGCTTCCGGCACCCACTCCGTTAGATCCAGTCGTTCCTCAAGCTGGGCAACGGCATCCGGGCTGCGGGCCTTCGCGGCCATAAAGCGCTCTTCGACCAAATCGACGTAATCCTGCACAGCGTTTTCCATCTCCGGCCCGTAATACGGACCGGCTTTTAACTGCTCAAGCCGTTTGTCCAGTTCGGCGCGTTGAATACTATCGCACGGGAGGATGCGCCGGCGCAGCTTGATCTCGGCCAGCTCATGCGCCGTGGTCCCCTCGTCGGCGTACTCGCTGCGTTTGTCCGCGATCCCTTCCGTGAGCCGGGCGCTCGGCGGACATTCAATCCAGCGCTCTGCCCCACTTGCAGACAGCAGGGCGTGAGCGCGTTCAGCGTGTGCTTGGGTCATAGCGCCTCCAGATCGCGTTTAAAGGCGACACGCTTGTCGTTCGGCACGCTGGTAATGTTCGGTACGCCGTACTTGTTCAGCAAGGCTTTGACGCCTTCTCGGTTCGTCTTCCCCTTCGAGGATCCGATCTCGCGCAGCTCGACGTCAGTCGGGATAGGCCCGCCGCCACCCACGTCGCTATCGTCATCTCCCACGTCAGATGCAGGCTGTTCCGGCTTAACCGGTTCGCCTCCTTGTTTCGGTTCCTGCTTTTCCTCCGGCTGCTCCGGTGCCGACTCTTCCTTCTTCTTGCGGGTTTGCTTTGGGGCCTCAACAGCAGGAAAGGGTATTGCGACAGCGCCCGTCAGCCCGGTTGCCAAAGCGGACAACTCGCGGAGAGATTCGGCGGCGTCAGCGCCGTTGATCGTAATTTGTACTGGCATGAATAATAGCCTCCTCGTTAATTTCACGGATACAATACGTGCAAGCGGTAATGCCGTTAAAATCTTTCAGGTATTTCGGTTCGGCCTCTTGGCCGCAAACCTCGCATTCAGGCGGCAGCAGATAAATTGCCACTTTGCTCATTGCTTTAATGCCCGAACGATTCCAACACACGGCTTGCAGATCAGCTTGCCTGGATAAAGTGACGTAAGCTCTTGTTCGACATTGCCGCACAGTACACAGCCCGGCGCGTATTTCTTCAACATGATCCGATCGCCGTCTACGTATATCTCGAGCGGATCGCCTTCCTTGATATCGAGGGTCCGGCGAAGTTCAATCGGGATGACAACTCGACCAAGCTGGTCAATAGGTCTTACAATGCCGGTTGCTTTCATTTGGAGTCCTCCCCGGCGCTGATCACAGTCGCGCCAATATCCTCAGCCAGATGCGCCAAGCAGCAATATACGTCGCAACCATGCTTCCACACTGGCTGACCTGCATAAATCGGCTGTTGGCAGCTACCGAGCGCACATTCATCGATCGGTTCGTTCGGCTTCTCTTGCTGATCGGGCAGACCAGATGCAAAACGATCAAGATTCGTCTGCATCGGCATCGCCCTCCTCAACCGCCGTAACTGTCACACCAGTAAACCGCAGCCGGATAAACGTGATCAGCACCCGGTACTCTTCGCCGTATCGACTATTGCCGTGCCGGTGGTTAACAGCACGTTCGAACTCACCGAGCGTCCCCCGGAAGCAACCTCGGGTAATCTCGATCTCGCCCGTTTTGAGCGTGTAAGCGGTCAATGTGCCGTTTTCAGAGCCAACATGGGAGGCCCAAAATATATGGCGCGATGTTTCGACCCTTGCATTGCCGTATACCCTTGCATCGCCGGATACCCGTGCATCGCCGGATACCCGTGCATTGCCGTATACCCTTGCATCGCCGGATACCCGTGCATTGCCGTATACCCTTGCATCGCCGGATACCCGTGCATTGCCGTATACCCTTGCATCGCCGGATACCCTTGCATCGCCGGATACCCGTGCATTGCCGTATACCCTTGCATCGCCGTATACCCTTGCATCGCCGGATACCCATGCATCGCCGTATACCCATGCATTGCCGGATACCCATGCATCGCCGGATACCCGTGCATTGCCGTATACCCTTGCATCGCCGGATACCCGTGCATTGCCGTATACCCTTGCATCGCCGTATACCCTTGCATCGCCGGATACCCATGCATCGCCGTATACCCATG